ATCAATGCTTTTCGTTAAAGTATTTCCAAAGGTGCTTTTGCAATCTTTCATCTAATTCCTTTTGTCTCTTATATTTTATGTATTCCCAAATGGCAAACACTAAGCCTACCAATATGATTAATAATAATTGTTTATCCATTTAATCCCCTTTCCTTAAAACTATCCAGGCGATCAATGCTACCGGTATAAACCTTACGATTGTATCTAATATTATCATTGTCATTTATTATTCCCCTTTTTTAGTTTTAAGTATTTTTTTCTAGCTTTTAAATATTCTTTGTATCTTGGAGAGTAAACATTATGATCTGATCTTGATATAATGCCTTTATCTTCTAAATCGCATAAATCTTTATAAGATTCAGATCCTTTGAATTTATAGATCATACTTTTGTTTCCTTTCTTTTTGTTTCTGATCTCATCAGTATTGCAATAAGCAATAGACACCCTATTTCTAGGGTGTTTCGATCTAGTGACCAAACCCCAAAGCAGTTTGATGTTTAGGCGAACCATCCCAAACTTTAGCAAATTCAAAAGAGGAAATTCTTACAGAATTATCTTTTCCATCAACTCTTTTTAAAAATGGTTTAGCGTTTTCTTTAACACTACCTGCAACAACTCTATCACTACCTCTACAATTACTATTTTTAAATGAATTATTCATAGCAACTAATTTTATAGAGTTTTTACCAACTAATTTAACAACTTTATAAAAATCAACATTAGTTTGGTCATAACCCCAAGAAGTGTAAAGAACATCACCAATTTTTAAAGTGTGTGGTTTATTTCTTTGAGCTTTATATTCTGCTTTTTCCTTTTCATTTGCTAAAGCATTTTCTAAAGCGTTATTGATATACTTGTTCATTTGTTCCATATTTTTAAATTTGTACCAAAATAATTTATTTTTTGCTTTCTTAGCAAAAGCAATACATTCTGGCTTTTCATTATTGTTATTCCAATAAAAGTCAAAATGATCATTTTCATTTATTTTAGTATTTAAATGTTTTGGAACATATCTTTCATTAGCATAGTTTTTAGTCATGTTATTTTATCCTTTCTATTTGATTCGTTAACATACTAAAGTTATACACTTTTTGTACACTATTGCAATAGTTAATTTAAGGGTATATTAAGACTACTTAGAATTTGGGTAATCTATGCAAAAGACCAGGAAAGGGTTTTCAATAATACCGAACAGCGTCATTTTAGACGTTAATTTAAGCAATAACGCTAAGTTATTATATATTTACATTAAATCATTATCTGAGAACTTTAGGACCTTAAGAAATAGCAATTTAAAGCAAAAATTAGGCATATCTACCAATACACTCCAAAATTGTAAAGCTGAGCTTATCAAATATGGTTATTTAAAGATTTATAGGCGTAAGTCTGCAAATTATTACTTTTTAATGGGATCTAAAGCTAATGTTAATAAGATTAAGAGTACCCAAAATATGGGGGGTTAGACTACCCAAAATTTAAGTAGTCAGACTACCCAAAATTTGGGGGGTATTAGTAGTATAATACTATTTATTATAATAACATTATTAATAATACTATTAGAGGTTTGATTGATTAAAAAAATTTAAAAAGATGGATAAGGATAAACCAATATACTTGTTTAATGGTATGCCTCTGCAAAGCAAATACAATAATAATTACACAAGAGGGGAGAAGATTGAAATTGTTTTACAATTAGAAAACGACTACCAAAATGGCATCCTCTCTGCCAATACCTTAAAGCAAATCATTGAAAACAAATTATATGGTTCTTATACAGCTCTTAAGATTTTAAGTAATATGCAGGAAAAGGGAATAATTAAAACAAATCCATTCACAAATAATAACAAGCCAATATTGCCTAAAAAGACCATTTTTGATTGGTAAACTAGATATAGTATGTTATAACGCAAAGCATACAAACATCACCCTTGTTTGTTAAATGTTGCAACACTTGAAGTGGGAATGATCTTATTCCTTTCCTTTCTATCTTCCCACTTCACCCTTGCTAAGACATATAAAATTATGGCTGGAAGAAAAAAGAAATTAACTCAAAAACTAGCGGATCAGATCCTGGAACTAATTGCAGATGGTTACACAATCAGGGAAACATTTGAAAAGATAACAGACTTCACATGGCAATCTTTTAGAACTTATTTAATTAATGATGAAGAATTAATGCTTCGTTATCAAAAATCAAAAGAATTAGCTGTGGATCTTAAACTGTCTCAATTGGAAGACAAACGAAAAGAACTTGAGGCTAAGATTGAAAGTGGACAGATTGATGGTAAAGCCGGACAAAACTTAGTTAATCTTTATAAGATTATTGTTGCCAATTCGCAATGGTCAGCGTCTAAAATTGCATCAAAAAAGTATGGAAAAGCTGCTGAACTGACAATAAAAGGTGATAAAGAACAACCTTTGAGCATAAGTTGGGAAAAGGATTAGTTAAATAAGTGTTGATTTTATTATGATGTTGACAAAACTTGCACATCTCAAACAAGATAGTTACATACGAAACAAGAGAACAAAACAGCAACACTATTGATAATCATTAATTATCGTTAGTGATTTCTGATAACGATAAATTATCGGAAACTTGGTAATTGAATGGAAAACACTAAATATGGGGGTTTTGATTTACCGGTACACCACTTTTGGTTTTTCTGTTTAGAAATATATTGATACATGGTACACACATCTAAAATGGACAATCTTATTTTAAAAACTATGATTTTAATTTTAACCGACAAAGATACTGGCAAACCAGTAGTCGTTACTCACTTTCATGGTTTTGATAATGAAGATGAAGCAATCCAATTTTCAGATTTTTTAAAAGAACAATTTACTGATGAATTTGAAGTTCCAAAAGAAACCCTTCACTAGGGGGGTTTTGTTTTAAAATGAAACAAATTGTAATTCCTTATCGACCAAGAGAAATCCAAAATTTTTTGCACAAAAAATGCGATAAGAACCGCTTTAATGTCATCATAGTTCATAGGAGAGGGGGTAAGACTGTCTTTGCCATAAACCACCTCATTAGAGCTGCTCTAACTAACGATAAACCCTATCCTAGATACGCTTTCATCTCTCCATATCGTCTGCAAGGTAAAAGCACCGCTTGGGATTATATGAAGCAATTCTCAGCAGCAGTACCAGGAACTAAATTCAATGAGTCTGAATTGAGAGTAGATTTCTCAGTTAACAATAGTCGTATTCAAATCATAGGTGCTGAAAATAGTTCGGCAATAAGAGGACAATACTTTGATGGAATAATCGTAGATGAAACGCAAAACATAAGTCCTGATTTATTTGACACCATCTTGAGACCTTGCCTTTCAGACCGAAAAGGATTTGCTATTTTCATAGGTACGCCAATGGGAAGAAATTGGTTTTATCAACTACATGAACAAGCCAAACATACTAAGGATTGGTTTACTGCTGTATTCAAAGCAAGTGAAACTAACATCATAGCAAAGGAAGAATTAGAAGCTGCCAAAGCAACAATGAGCCATGAGGCTTATGAGCAAGAATTTGAATGTTCTTTCCAAGCAGGAATATCAGGTTCTTATTATGGTAACATAGTTGAGGATCTTGAAAGCAAAGGTAGGGTTACGAACTTTGACATTGATTACGATCTTGAAACTGAAACTTGGTGGGACTTAGGAATGAACGATTCAACAGTAATCATATTTGCTCAAAGGCGAAATGATGAGATTAGGATTGTTGATTGTTATGAAAACTCAAGCGAAGGCTTAGAACATTATTTCAATGTCTTAGATGAGAAAGGATTTAATTACATTAAACACATAGCTCCCCATGACATAAGAGTTAGGGAAATAGGGACTAATAAATCAAGATGGGAGACCGCAAGGGAAATGGGTTTAGAGTTTGACATAGCACCAAAACTTAGTGTAGAAGATGGCATAGAGCAAGTAAGAAGGCTTTTACCTAAATGTTATTTTCATAAAAACAATTGCAATAAGTTGGTAGAGGCATTAAAATCATATTGCAAACGTTGGGATGAAAAAAACAATTGCTTTAGGAATAAACCCCTTCACAATTGGGCATCACACTTTTGCGACAGTTTTAGATATGGTGCAATTGTAGAACCATTAGAAAGATCGGATTGGACAAAACCGATTAGAGTGAATACGAATTACATAGTTTAATATGGCAAAGAAAAAAATCAAAACCTCAGACCCAGAACTACGACAAATTCTAAGTGGTCAAATACAAAATGCTTTAGGTTACTTAGGCGGACAACTTTCCCAATCAAGAAGAAAATCAATTGAATATTATTTAGGCGACAAACTAGGAACTGAGATTGATGGCAGATCCCAAGTCGTAAGCACAGATGTTGCCGACACAGTAGAATCTATCTTGCCAAACCTACTAAGGGTTTTTACAGCTTCAGACAAAGTCGTAAGATGCGAACCGGTAACAGGCGAAGATGTTCCTCTTGCCGAACAAGCAACAGCATACTTGAACCATGTTTTCTACAAAGACAATAATGGTTTCCAATTACTTTATAATTTTTTCAAAGATGCACTAATTGAAAAAAATGGTTTCTTAAAAATCTACTATGATGAAAATGAAAAAGTAGAATTTGAAACTTATAAGAGATTAAGTTCTGACCAATACGATTCATTGTTAGACGATACCAAAGATGAGATTGAGGTGGTTGAGCAAGAAGAAATGGAAGATGAGGAAGCTAAGGAACAATTTGAAGAAAGTTTAAAAGCAATGGAGATGCAAGGCTTAGATGTTTCTGCGGTAGAAGAACCTGACTTCACACTTTACAATTTAAAAATTAAAAGAATTAAGAAAGATGGAAAAATAAAAATCGAATCCATTCCGCCTGAAGAATTCCTAATTGATAGGTCTGCCAAGTCAATTGAAGATGCAGACTTCGTAGCTCACAAAGTTTTAATGACAAGATCACAAATCATTGAGATGGGATTTGATGAAGAAGAAGTTATGGAACTTCCTGCAACGAACATAGACATTTATAACAATGAAGAAATTGTTAGAACAAGAAACATTGATGAATATCCAATTGATACTCCAACAGATAAATCAACTGAAAAAGTTTTAATTTATGAAAGCTACGTCAAGTACGATTATGATGGTGATGGCATAGCAGAATTAAGAAAGATAGTTTCTGCCGGTGATGATGGTTATTCAATTTTATCAAATGAACCATTTGACTCCGCACCTTTTGTAACGATTACTCCAATTCCAATGCCACATAGATTTTATGGCAGATCTATTTCTGAATTAGTAGAAGACATTCAGTTAATGAAATCTACTGTGATGAGACAATTATTAGATAACATGTATTTAACTAATAATAACAGGGTCGCAATTATGGATGGTATGGTTAATATGGATGATTTATTAACGACTAGACCTGGCGGAGTAGTTAGAACTAAACAACCACCTAGCCAAGTGATGCAACCTTTAACAGCTCAACCTATTTCAGAACAAGCATTTCCATTATTATCTTATTTAGATTCAGTAAGGGAAGTTAGAACAGGAATATCTAAACAAGTTCAAGGATTAGATCCTGATACTTTAAACGCAAAAACTGCAACTGGTGTAAATGCCTTAATGACACAAACGCAAATGCGTTCAGAATTGATCGCAAGAATATTTGCTGAGACAGGTGTTAAAGATTTATTTAGAAAAATTTTTGAATTGATGGTGAAATACCAAGACAAAGAAAGAATTATAATGTTAAACAATCAGTATGTACCGGTAAAACCTACTGAGTGGAAAGATAAATTCAACATTTCAATCGTAGTAGGTCTTGGCACAGGTTCAAAAGAACAACAAATTTTAATTTTAAACAATATTTTAGAAAGACAATTACAGGCTTTCAATTTACAAGGCGGAAAAGAAATGCCAATGGTAACATTGAAGAACATTTACAACACACTTTCTAAAATTATTGAGAACGCAGGTCTTAAAAACGTTGAAAGTTACTTCGTTAATCCTGATATTGGTAAACAATTAATGCAACCACCTGCTCCTCCACCATTAACTCCAATTGAAAAAATTGAATTTACTAGAATTGCAAGTGAGGAGAAAAGAAAGATTGCAGATTTAGAATTGAAGTACAAAGAATTAGAACAAAAACGACAAGCAGACTTATTAGATTTTGAAGCTAAGATAAAAGATATTGCTTTAAAATATAATACTCAGCTTGATACGGCAAAAATCAAGGCAGATGCTGATCTTGACAAGATGATCGTAGCTGGAAATAGCAAGATACTTGAACAAGCACAAAAATCTGCTAGTATGTTAGGCAAACAAGTACAAGGACTAAATGGAAACCAAAGACCAGGCACAGAGATCGCAGGAACTGAGCAGATCCAGCCAGGCGAAACAGATTTTAGAGAATAATCTTTTTAAAGAGGCAATCGAATCTCTTAAAAAAATTTATTCTGAAGCACTATTAGAAAAAACAGGTGCGAAAGAAAGCGATACAAGGGAAAAACTTTGGATCGCATATAATGTTGTAGGTAAAGTTGAGCAACATTTACAAAGTATTCTGGAGACAGGAAAATTAGCTGAAAAGCAATTAGAAATTTTCCGAAAATCTCAACAAGAAAAAAAATTTTAAGCACCTAAGCTTAAAATAAGCCAAGTCATCAAGACAGCTTAACATAGGAGACATTAAAATGTCAGAGAACAACCCATTACTGACAAATGCGTCAGTACAAGGTGCTGCGAAGTCAATCGAAGGACTATTGAATCCAAAAGGGATAATCGAAAGTCCTAAGAAAGAAGCAAAACCAGTTGAACCAAAAGAATCTAAAGCGAAAGCAGAAGAAAATCTTGAGGAACAACAGCAACCTGAAGTTCAACCTGAAGAACAGGAAACTTTAGTCGAAGAAGAAGCATCAGAAGAAAATGCTAATGAAGAACAAACAACCGATTTACACCAAATAAAAGTTAATGGTGAAATTATCGAAGTTGACCTTGAAGAATTAAAAGCAGGTTATCAGAAAGATGCTGATTACAGACGTAAGACAGAAGAACTATCTCTTGAAAGAAAAGAGTTAGCTCTAGAAAAAGAACGTCTGGCAAAAGCAATATCAACCAAGATGGATGATTTAAATTCACTTGTGTTGACTTTGAACGCTGAAGTTAATAGCGATATAAATGCCAAAGAACTTGATAAACTTTGGGATGAAGATCCAACTGAAGCTGCTAGGATTGATCGTAAGATTCGAAGAAGGAGAGAAAATCTTTCTCAAGCTCAAAAGAAACTTAGAGAAGTCCAAGAACAACAGTTTCAGGAAATCTTAAAAGAGGAGCAAAAAAAGGTAACTATGAAGTTTCCTGAATTGCAAGATCCTGTAAAAGGAAACTCTTTAAGATCAAATATGACTAATTATTTACTGGCTAAAGGTTTTTCTGAGAAAGACGTTAATTCAGTTTATGATTCAAGAATGTTTGAAGTGATCGTAGATGGAATGAAATATCAAGAAAACAAAAAGTTGAAACCAACTTTAGTTAACAACAAAGTCAAGCCATCAAAAGTTATTAAATCCGGTGTCAAATCAACTAAGGAAGATTTAGATCGAAGCTCTAGGTTGGAAAAAATAAGAGCATTGAAAAAATCAGGAAGTCCAAAAGATGCAACTGATTTATTGATGCGTTATTTATAAACAATAACCTAACGGAGAAATAAAATGGCTGTATATAAAACATACGACACAGTCGGAATAAGAGAAGACTTAGCTGATATTATTTACAATATATCACCTACAGAAACTCCTTTTATGTCTGGCGTTGCTAAAACAAGAGCAACAAATACATCTCACCAATGGCAAACAGATGCTTTGGCTGATGTAGCTGCTAATGCTGCGGTTGAAGGTGCTACAATCACTTACCCATCATTAACATCAACAACTAAAGAAACTAACTACACT